AAGTAAAATAGATGGAAAATATAAAAATTTACCTATAATTTCTAATGTTCCGATAATGTTTTTAAGAACTTCCGTTGCTTTAATAAGTATTCCAATAAATAAAGATGATACAGGAACATTATTTTTTAGTGAAAGTTCAATTAAAAATTGGCAATTAAGCGGAGAAATTCAAGACCCTGAAGACGATAGAAAACACCATTTAACAGATTGTTATTTTATGCCTTCAATTATGTATGATGGGAAAGGATTGGCAATTAATAGTTCTTTACAAATAATTTTAAAAAATGGTAAAGTTATTATAGGAGATGATGGTAAAATTGAGATAGAAGGACCAGAGATTAAGTTGGGTTCTACTGCTACTGAAAAGGCGGTTTTGGGTGATTTACTTTTAAGTGCTTTGCAAACTCTAATTAGCGAATATGATACACATACACACGGTAGACCAACTCCAGCAACTGATATTCCAACAGCAGATGCCACACCTATAACGAATTCTATTTTAGCAACAAAAACAAAGGTAGAATGAGCAGTTTAAAACTAGATTCCAATGGAGACTTAGATATAACAAACAATTCTTTTAATCTTGTTATTAGAGAAGAAGAAGTCGAACAAAAAATCAAAACTGTATTAAGAACAATTAGAGGAGAATGTTATTTGACACCTTCTAAAGGTGTTCCTATATTAACCGAAGTAATGGGAAAAAATAAAAATCTTAATTTAATTGAAAGTTTATATAAAAATGAGATAATAAGTATAAAAAGTGTTGAAAGTTTAGATAAATTTAATTTATTAGTAAATGATAATAGGTCTATGAATATTTCCGCCAATGTAAATGGAAATATACAAATAAATGAAGAGGTTTCTTAATGTATGGAGTAACGCCAACAGGATTTAACAAAAAGACACGAGATATAGCCATACAAGAAATGAGAGACGATGCAAGAAGTTCTTATGGTCCTTCTATTGATGTTGAAGATGAAAGCCCTTTAGGAAATATAATAACTATTGTTGGTTTTCAAGTAGGTCAAGCTTGGGACGGTCAAGAAGGTGTTTATAATTCTATGTATCAAAATACCGCTGAAGGTATTCCTTTAGATAATGCACTTGCATTGACAAATAATGAAAGATTGGGAAAATTAAAATCAAGCGTAGTTCAAAATATTATTGGATTAGCTGGAACAGTAATTCCAATAGGTTTTAGAATGTCCGTCATTGGCGATTCTTTAACAATTTTTGAAACTACTTCTGAAGAAACTATCCCAGCAGGTGGAAATATTAATTTGACAATGACTGCAACTGAAACAGGTGCAAAAATTGCATTATCTGGAACTTTGACAGTAATTGACACCCCTATAGATGGTATTACTTCAGGTTCTAACTCGGCAGATGCTACGGTTGGAAGAGATTCTGAAACGGATGCTGAAGCAAAATTAAGTGCAGAAGATAAAAAACAAAAATCAGGAACTTCACCCGTTGAAGGAATAAGAAGAGCAATTTTAGATTTAGATAATGTTTTTCAAGCTATAGTTATTGAAAATGAAGATGATGTGATTGATATAGACGGAAGACCACCGCATTCTGTAGAATCAGTTGTGCAAGGTGGCGATGACACAGAAATAGCAACTGCAATATTTCAATCAAAATCCGCAGGAATTCAAACTTTTGGAAGTGAATCGGAAATAATTACAGATAATCAAGGTTTAAATCATACGATTAATTTTAACCGTCCAACGGATAAACCTTTATATGTTATTGTAAATATTACTCCGAATACTGACCCTGATGAAGGTGTTTTATATCCAGTTGATGGCGATGATCAAGTTAAAGATGCCATTGTTTCTTGGGGTGCTGATTTTGCAATAGGTCAAGATGTTTTAAGAGATGGAGCAAAAGGAATTATTAATCCAATTAATGAAATAGCTGGAATTAGAGTTGTAGAAGTTTTATTTGCTTTAACTCCAACACCAACAACCGATACACCAGTTTCAATTGGTAAAAATGAATTAGCAAGTTTTAGTTTAGCAAACATAATAGTAAATAGTTAATGGGCAGTAAAGAAGGGAATACATTAGAAAAAATAACAAGTTATCTAGCAATAGGTAATGAAAAACTTTTGCAACAATATAAAGGAAAAGAAAATTTTCAAAAATTACTTACTATTTTTGCAAGACAATTTGACGAATTAGAAGATTCACTTTTTCAACTATATCTTTTAAGATGGTTGAGTTCTGCAACTGGTCAACAATTAGACAATTTAGGTTATAATTTATCAACTACTAGACAAGGTTTAAATGATGATGACTATAGACAAATTTTATATGGAAGAATAGGGCAATATAATTCTGATGGTTCAATTAATGATATAATAAATATTGTTAAATTAATGACAAATGCGGATTTTGTTGTTTTAACAGAACTTTTTCCTGCTAAAATAATTTTAAATATTATAGGTATAAATCTTGTTTTATCAGAAGATTTTTTAAAAGAAACAATTAATGGGTCGGTTGCTGGCGGTGTTGGAATTGATATTACTGTAAATGAAAATTTACCTGCTTTTATGTTTGCGGATTTAAACAATCCTAATATTATTTCTGATGTATCGGGTTTTGCTGATTTGAATGATGTAAATAGTGGCGGTTATTTAGGAAGATTAATAAGTTAATAAGGTTATAATTATGAGTGGTATAAGACAAATTTTTGTTAATATATGGGGTTCAGATGTAGGTTCAAGCGTTGCCCCAAGTGGTTCTAAAATAGATTTAGGTTTTATAGAAGAAAGACCACCTTTTCAATGGTGGAACTGGGCAATAAATAAATTATTTAACCAAGCAGACCATGTTTCAAAAAATGGTATTCCTGAATGGATTTCAACTGAAACTTATCCAGTAGGCGGACTTTGTTTATTAGGTGGTATTATTTATAAATCTTTACAAAATACAAACTTAAATAAAAATCCATTACTTGAGCCTACTTGGTGGACTCTTTATATGCCAATTTTTTATAAACATAGAATTACTGGTTTTGTTCCTTCAAGTGGCTCTACTCCTGACGAACAAGTAAATATGGGTTCTGGTCAAGCAATTTGCGAAAATGGAACAACAATAATTGAATTAGCAAGTGATGAAGCTGATATTGATTATCCTACTTTAAATGGTGGGGCTTTGGCAGTTGATACAACTTATCATCTATTTAGATTTTTAAAAGATGACGATACTATGCAATGGCATTTAGATATTTCATTAACTCCAACTATTGCAAATATAAAAAGTGTTAAAGCTTATAGAAGAGTATTGAGTTTAGATACAGATAGTAGCGGAGATTTATATGGATTTAATGGGCAATTATTAGGAAATGGAACAATAAAAATAAAATTAGCTACTGCACTTAATATATTAAGTACAGGATCTCCATCAGGTACATTAGCGGATTTAGATACAAAAACACCTTCAGGTTTAAAACTTGATGTTGAGATAGGTGGAGTTCCTTCTCTATCTAGTGGTAATTCAATATTATCTATAAAAGATAAATTAGGAAGTGCAAGTAAAAGATTATGTACATTAGATACAGGAGTTTCTACATCAGGAGTAGCTACAATTACATCTAATATATCCTCTTTGATACAATATTTAGCAGGTGGAACAGGTACATATACCAATCTTGAAATGACGACAATTTCGTATACAGATTATAGAAATTACTTTTAAATAAAATGATAATACTATTAAAAAGAGACGAAGCTATAAAAAAAGTTTATGATGGAATTGGAGAACAAGAAGAAATAATTTTTGATATTAAAAACGGTTATCCTTTGGAGGGAACTATTAGTTGTATAGGTGGAAGTAGTGAAGATGAATTTGTTATTAAAGAAAAAATTGTTGATTGGGAAGACGAACTATATTCTTGTGAAGGAAAAATACAAAGAGTTTCTATAACAGGAAAATCTAGAGGGGCTAAAGTTAATATAATTAAAAATGTAAGTGGAAATATTAAATTTGAAATTTTATTATAAATATTATGGCTTTTGGTTATCACGCAATAGAGGTTTTATACAACGCAATAATTGAAGGCGTTTGTGTAAGAAATGTAAAAGAAGCTTTAAATCGTTTAATTAATTTAATAGAAAATTTAGGTAGCAACAATGAAATCAAGGAATTATTTGAAGACATCACTGGAAGCACACAAGGTACGATCCAAACGTATCAAAGACAACCGCCGAATGAAGCGGAAATTATACCAATCAACCAAGATAAAAGCCATAACGAAGAAGATTGTCTCGTTGTTGCTATTGAAGAAGTTGAGAGCGAAGAAAGACCAGTAGACAAGCCCGTCTTTGACGCAAACGGAGAATACGTCCTCGCTGACATAGACGAAAACGGAAATTATGTACTTCATATAGGGTACGATGTTTTTGATGACCCTATACCCCCAGTTCTTCCATTAAATCCAGTAAATTACGCTTTAATTTGGCAACTAAAAGGTCAAGCGAAAGATATGTTTGTAATTCCTTCTGAAAAAATACTTGATGAATATGATTTAGATCCTGCTTTTGTTCGTAGACCTAATGGAGATATTACGCCAAAAGTGAAAGGCGATAATATTAATACAGAAACTGGAGGTTTTAAAGATTTTTTTGTTTCAATTGCGATAAAATTAGGAGAAGTTGGAGAAGTTGCATTTAATACCATTAAAAAATCAATTGTCGGGGCAGTTAACGAAAACAAACTTGAAAAAGAAATCGCAATAGGAACTTGTCTTTTGTGGGGTGGAGAAATATCAATCGCACCACCAATATTTCCCGCAGTCGTTTCAACAAAAATTAATATTGCAAAAGGTTCGGCAAGATTTATTAATAATGAAGACCCCGAAAATCCAACTTCAACAACTATTATATGGGAAGATCAAGAAGAAATACCTTTAACTTATTTATCTGTTTCTCCAGTAACATTTTTAGGTTTTGATTCAAGCGGAAATATAACACAAAATTTTACTGCATTTACACCTGAACAAGAAAGAGAGTTTGTAACTCTTGGATTGGCTTATCATCCAAATTTAACAAATATTACAAGTGTTGATAATTTTGGAAACTGGGGAAAAGATACTTTACTTCAATTTGCTGATTTTATGAGTGGTTTTGGTGGAAGATTAAAATTTTCTGGACAGATTTTACCAAATGGTAATAATTTATTACTTGATAGAAGTGAATTTTCAGTTTTTGGTTTGGGAATTAATTATAAAAATAACAAAAAAAATCCACATGCAAAAACTATTCCTGCTAAAACAAATGCTTTAACTGGAACTTTATTAGCAAATTCAACTTTGATAACAACTACAAATTCTGTACCTTCTGACAAATATGATAAAGAAGGTCTCGGTGTTTTGGTTGATATTCCTGATGGATATTATACTACACATAGACTCTATTATGAACAATCATCAGACCAACTTGTTTTACAATATGGACAACGTACTTACAATTCTCAAAAAAAAGCTTCTATGTCATGGGAGCAAGAAGATTATATTACTAATCCTATTGCTAAAAATTTAATTTTGCCAACTATAATGCCAATAATTAAAGGTTGTACTGATTTAACCGACCCTGATTGTGTAAAATTTGTTCAAGTTGGTATTTTTGGCGATAGAACATTTAATAAGATACAAAACTTCTCTCAATTCGCAGAATTAATTGAAGCTGGAGACGGACTTTCAAACGAAAGGCAAGCGATAAGTTATTATAACTCAGGCGGTGTACTATATGCAGACATAGCAAAAGAATTTAACTTTATTAGAGATGATATTTCATTTCAAAATTCAGATAGTTCAATAAATACAGTTTCAGGAGATTTTGATAATGATAGTATGATTGTAGATGATAAAATTATTATTAGTGGAAGCACAAATAATAATGGAATTTTTACAGTAGTTTCAGTTTCAACATTAAAAATAATTGTAAGCGAAACAATTGAAGATGAATCGGCAGGGGCAGAAATTAAGATTGAGACTGCGGGAAAGGGCGATATAACTTATATTTTCAATCAAAAAGAATTTATACTTAATTGTACCACAGGTGCAGGAAGAAACGGAAGAGCAAGAGTCGTTTTAACTGCTGGATCTGATGAAGTCCCACAACTAGGTTATTCGTATATTACAAGAAATGGTGCAATATTAACTTTAAACTATTCAACTACAAAACCTACAGGTTCGTATGCTATGGTATTCAAAGCATTTATACCTAGTATTGCATATTCAGTTTCTAAAGGATTTTATAACTCTAGGAGGTGGACGGAGGCAAAAAATGTTGATGGTAGGGGAATTATTGCGACAATTCTTTCTAAAATAAGAAACTTTAAACCATATGAATCAGGGTTAAAAGCTACAATTACAATTGATACCGTACCTTCCCCTGATAGTGTTGATTTTACTGTAAATGCTGGAATAATTAGAGAAATTTATGAACAAAATATTAACTCGCTTATTTTAAGCGTAAATGGTGCTTTGGTTGTTAATGATTTCACAACAAAATATAGAGAAATATTTGATTTAAATGAGATTACGCACGATGCAAAAAACCAACCATTAAATAATAAATATTTTCAATTAATTTGTGCTGTTTCTTTAAACGCTAACGGTTATCCTGACAAACTTTTAATTAATGTTCCTAATGGAAGTTATGGAAGTGCAAAAAGTGCTTTTGATGATATTGCAAAATATTCCGTGACGAGTTTTCCTAAAGGTTTTGATTCTGTTTATTTGTTGTTTGCTGGAGTTTTCAAAATTCAAGGTGGAACGCAAATTACTAATGAAGCACCCGCACAAGGTGGAGTCAATAATATTGATTTAACAGAGGTTGATGTAGGCGGTTCTTCAAGCGGTTCTGGAACTGCTGCTGTTCAACAATTTTCTGATAATAATTTTGCGGTGTTTAACAGTGTAGATGATACAAAAATTGTTAAGGTTGATGCTTCAAATATTACTACTGGCAATACAAGAACTATAATAATGGCGGATAGAGATGTAGACCTTGACAGTCCAACTTTTACAGATGTTAGTATTATAAATGCTCCAACTTTACCTAATCACGCTACGAATAAACTTTATGTTGATACACTCCTAGATTTAAAAGCAAATGATGATGAAGTTGTTCATTTAATAGGGGACGAAAGTATTGCTGGAAATAAAACATTTACAGAAACAATACAAGCAGAGCATTTAATAATTACAGATGACGCAGATATAGCAGACCAACTAACAGTTGGAAACATAGTTGTTGACGAAGCAATAGGAGTCATAGATTTTACAGGTAGCGGAGGAGCAAAAATAATAACTACAGGTTTTAATACCTCGTTGACTTTTGATGCAGACGGAACAGGAAATTATAATTTTGAAGGTTCAATAAAAGATGATATTGATTTTTACCATTCTGGAGAAATAACTTTGGATTATGAAGATGCTGGTAATTCTGATTATGGAAAATTAAATATAAGAGGATTAGACTCAAATATTGTTGGGCCACACACAACAGTTTATACATCGGAAAATACAGACCACCCAATTTATCACGAATTAAACTTTAATAGTGATAACATAACTCATTCTTATGGTGCTTATTTTAATGGAACGACTGGTTGGACTTCTTCAGATGTTGGAAGTAATTTATTTGTTTCAAAACTTTCTGACAAATACCAAATAAAATATAAATCTGGAGTTCCTGTTGGAAATACTATTACTTGGAATTCTGGCATTACAATGGATTTGACTAATGGAAATGTAGAATTTGCAGGATTTACCGCAATGGGGGCTGGAAACGAACCAACAGCGACAAAAGTTATAACAGGAACTTCCCCTTCCGTTGGGGGTTCTACCAATTATACAACTGGAATTTCAGCAACTAAAATAAGGGCTGTTTCAATTATTATAATCACAAGTTCAAGTCAAGAAATTCCACCACATTATCAATTTTCAAGTGGTTTCAGATACGATTGGTTTATAAATAGTGATGGGACTATAGCTGTTTTGATTTATTCTGGTCAAACTGCAGTTGCAGGTAGACCAATCACAATAACGATAAAATACGTAGAATAATTATTATAATTTATTAAAAACAATAAAAACACTATGGAAATGAAAGATAGAGAAAAATTTTTAAAATATAAAGAAGCTTTAGATTATTGTGAAGAAAACCCCATGCACGAAATTACATACATTCATGCAATCAATGGAAAAAAATACAAGATGAGATACAACGATATAACAAAAGAGTTTGAGAGTATTGAAAACAAATTTGATTTTGGAGACTCTGGAATTATGGAAAGATTTGTTGAAGGTCATAATTTATGGGAAAATATTGACTTAAATAATTCTTAGATAAGCTTGATATTTTATAATAATAAGATATTAATTATATTAATAACAATTAAAAATGAAAATGAAAAAAATAAAACTAACTATTGCAGAGATTTTAAATAGTGTAAACGAACTAAAATATCTTTCTAAAAAAGAAATTAGGAACATAAAATTTAATTATTCAATAGGTAGAACATATCATTCATTAGAAAAAATCTCTAAAACCGTTCTTCCATTAAGAGAAGCTACTGCAAAAAAACATAATGTATTAATTCAAGTTATCAACAATAAAGAAGCTCTAACTTCAGATAATGTAGAAAATATTGAAAATTATAAAAAAGAATGGGCAGAATTCTTAAATACAAAAGAAAAAGTAGAATATTATGGCACATTAAAGTTATCAGATTTTGAAAAAGCATTAAAAGAAGATAAAGAATTAAAACTCAATTCTTTTTGGGCGAAAAATTTAGGTTGGTTAATTGAAGATAAATAATAAAAAAATAATATGAAAAAAATAAAACAATTTATTTTGACTAAAGATTTTTTAATAAAAATTATGGCTTTTATTATAGTATCTTTATTTGGAACGCTTTTGTCTTTTATCCTTTTTTTTTCAAAAGAAGACTTAAAATTAACAAAAGAAATGCACGATAAACTTTTTAAACACGATACACAAATAGCTTTAAATGTTGAAAACATTATTGATAACGAAGAAGATACTAAGGAAAACAAAAAAGGCATTGAAGACAATAAAAAAGAAATTAATTTTTTAAAAAATATAACCTTTAAAGTAAGAAAATGAAATCAGACTTTATAAGAGATAAAAACAATAAATTATCCCATAAAAGATTAATAGCATTAATCTCGCTTGCTATAGCTTTAGTTTTATTATATTTACAAGCTTTCACAGACAAAAATGTAGACTCTGATTTAATTAAATGGTTTTTTGGTATAACTGTTTTAGAAAGTGGACTAAGTCTTTTTGAAACAAAATAATAGACAATTAATATTATATAGTTTATAATTAAATTTTAAATGTTTTAAATCTTATTTTTTAATAAAAAAAATCAATTTTCATTAACCCCTTGTAAATCAAGGGGTTTTTCTTTTAAATCAAATAACCATCAAATAAGGAAATCCTTATAAATAAAGGGAATTCATAAGGGACATTGATGTCCCTCGCAAAATTTATCATATAAGCCTTTACAAGTTAAACCGCTCAAAAACCGCATAAAATAAGGATTTAATTTTAACTTGTATTTGTATTTGCAAGTTAAACATAATTTGACAAAATCATTAAAAATAAGTAAAATTATAATAGTTTTAACATTATTAGATTTTATGAAAAAACTTAGGAATAAAATATTAATGTTTTTTATAAACTTGTTCAAACCATCAAAAAAACAAATGGAAGAAAATTTGTTAAAAAGCAACTGGAAAAAATGATTAAATTTAAAGAAATAAAAATAGTATCAATAATATTAGGAACAATATATTTTCTTTTTAGAGTTAAAAAATCAGGCGAAAATAAGATAATCAATAAAAATAACAAAGACCAATTAAAAAATGATAAACAATCAGAAAAAGATTTTAATAAAATTATGCATAGTTCTTCTTCTAAGTCTCGCAAATGGCTGCACAAGAGAAAGAAAAAGCAATTGTTATAAATATAAATCTTTAATACCTTACCTTACTAATGGAGAAATAGAATATTTAGGTAATGAAACTGTAAAAGTTATTGAGTATAACGAAAAGCAATATATGAAAAGTTTAAAATAAATAAAAATGATAAAATATATAGATTTCATAAAATCAGAAACAGCAAAAAGATACAAAATAGACAATAACCCTAAAACAAGAGCTATTATTGAAAATATTTTGCATACTTTAAAGTCTATGGACGATATTATAAAAAATGTTTTTGATAATAAAAAAATTATCATAACAAGCGGTTTTAGATGTTTTTTTTTAAACAAAGTAATAAAAGGCTCTTCTAATTCTCAACATAAAAAAGGTCAAGCTATAGATTTTAGTATTAGTGGATTATCTCCAAAAGAAATTTGCGATAAAATACAAAAAAGTTTTTATTCATACGATCAATTGATTTTATGTAAAAACTTTGTTCACATTTCTTTTAATTCTTTAAGTATTTTAGAAAGAAAGGAAAATTTAATAAAGACATCTAAAGGTTATATTAAAGTAAATTCTTTTTAAAAAAATCAAGATTTTCTAATTTTATCTTCTCATCTTTCTTCTTTTTCATTTGATTAATAGTGTATAGCTTGATAGGAACTTTTAAAAAACTATCTTTCATTAGATGAGTAGCTTTCTTATTTTTTTCAAAAAATTTAATAACAGTTTTCTTAAAATCTTTTCTGTCAATATTAACTATTTCCATAATATAATTTTTTCTGTAGAAAGTTAGTTCTATAACCTTTTCTAACTTTCTTTTTTTTCTTTTTACCTTTTTCACTTTTAGCCTCCCTCGTCAACATCTTTAAATAACCAAGCTTTTCTGAAATATATCTTCGTTCAGTTTTATTTATTCCATCAAATAATAAAAAATTTAATCCTTTTAATTTATCTTCTAAAGGTTGTTTATTATTATAATAATTGTCAACAATTTCATTGTCGATTTCTATAGTATAAATTTTTTTATATTCAACAAGATGTGTCGCTTTTTTAAGATCTCTAATTCTATGAAATTTACTTGAATGATGTTTACCATTAATCTCTAAACTTATTAAATGATGCTTTCCCTTTACAAGAATATCACTATAAAAATGATTATACACTTGAGCTATAGTTTTATATTCAACAATAAAATGATAACCTTTTTTAAGTAATAGATCACAAACAAAATCTTGTTGCGGTGTTGTTTTTTCTCTTCCTATATTATCTTCATAACAAAAAGGGTATTTTCCTTTAAAAAATTTAAGGTTATGTTTATTAAATATTTTTTTACATTCTGCTAAATATTTCTTTTTTTTTAAAACTTCATACATTTTTTTTATTCTTTACTCTCTATTAAATTTCTCCCATTAAATATTCAATTTCTAATCTTATATTGTATGGGTTTATTTTTATTTTACTCATAACTATTTATTTTGAGTGGGGATAGTAAGAACGACCTTACAGCCTTTCAGCAAATTATTTTTAGTAATCTTCTCGCCTCCGCAGAGATATATCCCCTTTTGTTTCTAAAACGGAATATCATCGTCAATTCTTTCATCTATAAATTCGCCTTTACCATTTCCAACTTCTTTATCAGAGTCGCCATAAAATTCAGCTCTATATCTAGGCTCTAATTCTGATAGTGCATAATTAACTTGTTTAACACAGTCTCCTAAAAAGTCCATTAACACATACATATCATTACAAGGAAATACTACAGTTTGTGTTCTTTCGTACTTTTTAGTTTCTTTTTTAAAATATTCTCTATTTATTTCATAAGTTGTTAAGAATTTTTTAGAAGGGTCTTTTTGTGATGGAGTAAGAATTTTTCTTGCATAATATTTTCCAATTTTAAATTCAGTTTCAGCTTTTTTTGGTTTTAATATTTGCAATAATTTCCTAATATATGAAATATCGCTTGTTCTTGCTAATCCTAAAGAACGATTATCGTAATCATTAGTTCCATCTTCTTTTTTTCCTTTGTAAAAAGACCTGTCAATGGAGTAGTTAAATTTTCTTGCTTTATTTCCATCTTCAAATTCTATATCTTTAACCCACATTTTAAAAGAATAAAAATCACTTCTATTTAAAATTATAACTTTATGTAAGGTTTCTTTTACTGGCATTTCTTTTCTCCATTTTTATTATTAAATCGTTCTTCTATTATAATTGTATTTAATTCTACTAAATTAGCATATATTTTTATAGTAATTTTTTTTAAGTTTTCAATTTATGAATATTCACTAAGCAAAGGTTCTTGCGTTCCTAATTGCAAAGAATTTATCTTTCTTAAAGTTTCTTCTCTTAATTTTTGTTTATTACTCATTTTTTTCTTCCAATCCTGCGGTTTTTGATAATTTCTTTTGTTTCGGTGTTATATCGTACATTTTGTTGTCAAATTCATTTAAATCTTTAGTTTCAGATGGGAAATGAACTTTGCAAGCTCTTCTTATAGCTGATTTTTTACACATCTCACCTTCCCACTCTTGCCAAATTGTTAATATTATTTTTCCATATTTATCTTTTCTACCTTCTTTTGTCTTTGATTTTGATTTTATTAAATCTAAATCTTCTTTGTCTAAGAATTCTACAACACTTTTAGTGTCGTTATTATTTAAAAAAGTAATAAGACAATAAGCACCTATAATATCGTTATTTTTTTTAGACAATGGAGAATTATATTTTTGGTCTACATAATCATTATTTTTTTCTTTGTAAACTTTTATTTCATCAAGTTTTCTGACTAAAGATGCTTGAAATATAGCATTAGGAAAACTTTGTTTTATTTTGTAAATATAACCTTTATAACCTATTTGTAATTGTAATGTCTTTGACCATTGACCATTTATATTGCAATTATAAGGAACTAAATAACAATATTGATTTGCATCAATTGGTAATCCCAAGCTTATAGCATTATTTATACAATTAACAAAACCTTCTCTATTATTGTTTGCTATTTCTAATAACTTAGGGCTTTTCTTAATAGTTGCAATTACACTTCTTGCTATAGTTAGAATTTTTCCTGTATCAAAATCAGTTCCCTCTCTATAAATATTAGCAACAAAATCAGTCATTGTTTGCTTTGGTTTATCTTTTTTTGTTTCTTCGCTCATTTCTTTTTTTATTATTTATAAATCAATTGCTCTATCTTTTAAATCTATACCAAAAAATCTTTCAACATCACCTAGAAAATAACCTTTTTTTGAACGCGTTTGACCGCACATAAACTCACTAAATTTTTTTTCAGTTCTACAAGTTTCTTTAAGTAATTCTTTTATTACTTCTACAGTTATTATTTTCATTTCTTTTTCTTTTTGTTATTATAATATATTAAAATATAATATATATTAAAATATAATATATATTAAAATATAATATGTCAAATATTATTTATTATAATATCTTTTTTTTAAACAATCATTTACAATTTTCTTTAATGTTAGTCTAGACTTACTGTTTTCAACTTCTTCAACAATTTTCAAAAACAAATTTTCTTCTATACCAATACTTGTATTTCTAAATTTTTTAGTAATATTTTTTCCTCCCAAAGGTCTACCTTTTTGTAGTCCTTTTTTCTTTTTTAAGTCAAATGGATTTTTAGACATTCAATACCTTTAATATTTCTTTTGATAAATTTTGATAATCTATAGCACCATTACATTTTTTACAATAAGAAAAAATATCTTTTCCTTCTTTTGGTGCTTCTTTTAATTTTGTGTTTTGTCTAATATAAGTATCAAATAATTTTATATTCTCATAATTACAAGCTTTCTCTAATTTATTTAAACTATCTTTAGCTTCTTTAGTATTATCATAAAAAGTTCCAAGTACTCCTAAAACTTTTAATTTTTTGTTTGTACTTTCCTGAATATTATTAATTGTAGAAAATAATTGAGAAGTTCCACATAGTCCTAAATAATCTAATTTTACAGGTATTAAAACATAATCAGAGGCGGTCAGGGCATTAATAGTCAGTAGTCCTAATGATGGACTGCAATCTATTAAAATATAATCGTATCTTTTAATATATTTTTTAAATCTATTGAATAATTTTTTTAATAAATATTCTCTATTAAGTAAACCAGCAACTTTTATATCAAATGTGCTTAAATCAATATTACTTGTTATTAATGAAAGATTATCTTTTTTACAAAAAATATTTGTAAAAATATATGAGCCTATTTCATTTTCTTCTTTTATTAAATCCATTAAACTATCTGTTTCTTTTGGATCTGGAGTAATTCCTGAACTTACTGTTAAATTTGCTTGTGGGTCAGCATCTATCATTAAAACTTTTTTCCCACTTATAGCTAAAGCAGATGCAAGGTTAATTGTTGTTGTTGTTTTACCAACTCCGCCTTTTTGGTTAATTACAGATATTATCTTCATTTTAATATATGATTAATTTTAATTAATATTAAAATATAATATATATTAAAATATAATATGTCAAATATTATTTAATATAATTAATTTTATTATTTTATTTTCTAATCTTCTAATTTTCTTAGTTTGTGTGATATTCTTTAATCTTCTTTCTTTAATATCTTCAAAAATATATTTCCCATAATTCTTAAACCAATATTCTTTATCCAATACTTTATGAAGTTTTAAAATATTGTGTAATCTTAAAATCCATTCGTTATTATTTTTAATTTGGCTTTCTGTAATCATTAAAACCTATCGTAATCATTCATAGAAACTACATCATTATCAAAACTTTTTCTTCAATAATGTCTATATTATATTTAATACCTCTTTCTTCTAAATGTTTTAATGCTTGCTTTTTATAAATAAAATCCATCTTAAACATATTATTATCTTTGTTTAAAAATTTCTTTTTACATCTATTACATAAAATTAAATTAAACTTTAAAGAATAATCTTTGCCACAATAACAACATTCCGTATTATCTTTTAGTTTTAACTTATAAAAAGTAGTAGTGTTAAAATGTTTAAATTTAGATCGCTCTTCTTTATTTGCAAAATCTATCGCCTTCATATTGAAAAGGTTTTTACTTTGTTCTTTTGTTAGTTTTAGTATGCGTTTTTTCATTCAATCCCCAATTCTTTTATAATAATCTCTTTTATCTATACCTTTTGACATTTTTAAGGCTTTTTCTCTTTTTTCTAAATCCTCTTTAGAAAAATCTTTAGAAAACTTTTTATATTTTTCATTGCTTACTCTAACAACTAAATCTTGTTTTATAATAAATGCGTGATTAAATATTTCTAAACTTTTTCTATATTCAGATGAATATAAATCTATCATTTCAAGTATAATATTATAAATATTTTTAGTTGTTTTAAAACTAATAATTGTTTTTATTT